ACACCGCACTGGGCAGACGGCCTACCTATTAACTGCGAGAGCGGTACAGGCAAATCATATGGAGATTGTGAGTGAGTATAGCCCCGTGGTCATTTAGTAGAATTAAATCCTTTGAGCAATGCCCGAAGCAATTCTATCACATGAAGATAGCTAAAGATTACTCTGAGCCACAAACAGATGCCATGCAATATGGTACTGAAGCCCACCTTGTTGCTGAAGAATACATACGCGATGGGAAGCCAGTGCCTAGTAAGTTCTCCTATATGGAGCCAGCGCTGGAGTCACTTGGTAGAAGACGTGGTAAGAAGTTAACAGAAATGAAGTTCGGTCTTACCAAAGAGTTAGAGCCTTGTGGCTTTAGAGATAAGAATGTTTGGTGGCGTGGTATCGCTGACCTTGTTATCATTGACGAGGGGAAAGCATGGGTGGTGGACTACAAGACAAGTAAGTCATCGGCATATGCAGATAAGGGGCAATTAGAGCTTATGGCGCTAGCCACGTTCAAGCACTTCCCCGAAATAAAACAGGTGAACGCCGCATTACTGTTTGTTAAAATAAATAATATCGTTAAAGATAAGTATACCGAAGATATGATTCCTTCTCTTTGGGAGAAGTGGATCGCTAATTACAAGCGTATGGAGACAGCATACGAGAACGATATTTGGAACGCGCATCCTAGTGGAC